AGTGGTGGTTGGTAATACATTTATCGATGCCGCCATTGAAAGCTCTAAGGCTACCCTCCGACTATCGGTAGATGGAACCAAGACAATCCTCAAGTGGGACGGTGAGACACCAGAGCCATTTGCAGGAATGTCTACGTTTTCCCATCAGGAAATCCTTGAGGAGCTTTCTGGTGCCGATTGGACCTCTCAGGAAGACACTCCATAATACAAAATAACCAATGTATACAGGAACCGCTAAAAGCCTATATACCTCTCTTGAAGGGAGCAGGGAGCAATACCTAGACAGGGCAAGACAAGCGTCAAAGCTGACCCTTCCCTACATTATGCCATCTGCTGGCTTTGGCGCATCCTCAAGATTGGACACACCGTTTCAGGGTGTTGGGGCTAGAGGAGTAAATAACCTCGCCTCTAAACTTTTGTTAGCACTTTTGCCTCCTAACGCCCCCTTTTTTAGACTCAACGTAGACACCTATGGACTCCAACAAGAAGGAGCACCAGAGGAGGTAATCAGTCAAGTTGAGCAAGCCCTTCAAAAAGTTGAAGAGGCAACAATGGATGAGATCAGCAGGGAAACCTACAGGACTGGTCTGCACGAAGCACTAAAGCATCTCATAGTTACAGGAAACTCCCTTGTGTATCTACCAGATTCTGGAGGTATGCGTGTGTTTCATTTGGATCGTTATGTGGTTCAAAGGGACTCAATGGGTAATGTTATCTACATAGCGACAAAAGAAAGCATGAGCTACGCAGCTCTCGATGACAACATGAAGGCTGTTGTTGATGTAGATGCAAAAGATCCTATGGCAGAGGTAGACCTATATACTGCTGTCTGTCGCAAAGAAAACAAATGGCATGTCTTCCAAGACATCAATGGCAATCCCGTCGAAGGTTCTGAAGGAACTTACCCACTAGACCAAAACCCCTTCATACCTTTGCGGTTCAGCCGAATTGATGGAGAAGACTACGGCAGAGGATACGTTGAGGAATATCTAGGTGACCTCCAATCTCTTGAAAGTCTTACGAGAGCTATTGTTGAGGGATCGGCGGCTGCCGCAAAGGTTTTATTTCTTGTGAATCCAAACGGAACCACAAGGGCCAGGACGTTGGCTGAAAGTCCTAACGGGACTATTACTCAAGGTAATGCAGCGGACGTTTCTGTTTTACAACTAAACAAGTTTAACGATTTCAGGGTGGCTCAAGAGACTATTGCTGCCATCAAAGATCGCCTCGGGCACAGCTTCTTGCTTACCAGTGGTGTTGTAAGGAATGCAGAGAGGGTCACAGCAGAAGAGATAAGGATGCTTAGTATGGAACTTGAGAGTTCTCTTGGTGGTCTTTATTCACTTCTATCTACTGAGCTTCAGCTTCCACTTGTGAACAGATTGCTTGCTAGTCTGACAAAGAAAAAGAAGCTACCTAAGCTACCAAAGGACATTGCTACTCCTGTGATTATTACTGGTGTTGAAGCACTAGGCAGAGGTAACGACCTCCAGAAACTTGACTTGTTCCTTGCTGGGGCAGCTCAAGTAGTAGGACCAGAAGCTGTTTCTCAATATGTCAATGTAGGTGAATACTTCAATAGAAGAGCCACAGCATTGGGTATCAAAACGGCAGCTCTAATCAAATCACAACAAGAACTCCAAATGGAGATGCAGATGGCACAACAAGCCCAGCAAGAGCAAATGCTTGCAAAGATGGGACCAGCGGCTATCAAAGCAGTATCTGACAACACAATAGAAGAGCAGAGAAACCAACAACAACAACCTGAGGAATAAAAGACATGGCTGAAGCTAATAGAGTGGTAATCAACGAACCCACCGAAAACGAAGAGATCACATTGGAGCAGCAAGCAGAGATGCAAGAAGAAGCTGTTGCTGCCAGCGAAGAACAACCAGCTACTGAAGAGCGTCCTGAGTGGCTCGATGAGAAGTTTAATTCACCAGAGGATCTAGCTAAGGCATACAACGAGCTACAAAAGAAACTGTCTGAGACAAACAAAGAGGCAGAAGAAGAAGAGGTAGCTAACGAGGAGACACCATCAGACAACATTGACAGCTCTGGTGCAGTGGGTAAGGCAACTTTAGAGTTTGAAGAAAAAGGAGAGCTGAGTGAGGAAACCTTTGCAGAGCTAGAAAAAGCAGGGCTGCCAAAAGAATACGTTGAGTCATACATTGCAGGACAACAGGCACTAGTAGAGCGTAATGCTTTGGATCTCTATAACTCTATTGGTGGAGAAGAAGAGTATGATGGAATGATCCAGTGGGCAGGAGAATCACTGTCAGAACAAGAAGTAGAAACATTCAATGAGCTTGTTGTTAATGGAACGCCAGAGCAACAAAGGTTGGCAATCAAAGGACTCCACGCTCAATACAGAGGCTCTACTGGTTCTGGCCCAGCACTCAAGCAAGGGACTACAAGTGGTAACTCTGTGAAACCGTTTAGCTCCACAAAGGAACTTCAGAGAGCTATGAGTGATAGGCGTTATGCAGAAGTTCCATCTTATCGTGAGGAAGTCGAAAGAAGGCTTTCTGTATCCAACATCCTATAATTACTGACATGAACTTTATTAATTACATTCTTGAAAACAAAGAAGAAATCATTGCTGTTGCCAGCTCTGTGGTTGCTCTTGCCTCTCTTGTTGCAGCTCTTACGCCTACCCCCAAGGATGACTCTTGGGTTGGTAAAGCATACAAGATTGTAGACTGGCTGGCGCTTAACGTAGGTAAAGCCAAAGACAAACCAGCAGAGTGATCTCTTCTATTGTTAAGTTACTAATTGCTTTTCCAAAACTTGCTGACCTGTTTTTTAAGGTCCAAGAGTCTTATGTTAAAAAGACTAAACTGGAGCGTCATAAGCGTAACCACGATCTTATTGATGGCTGGGTGCGCGGCACCGATGAAACCGACAAGGATACCAGAGTTCATCGAAAAGCTCCAAGTCCACGATTTTTCAGAGAGTGAAAGAAACACCATTAAGGAAATTCTTCATTACGTGAACGACTTGGAACACGAATAAATCTTTCGTCTAATAAAGCTTAATCGCTAGTAGACCTATGCCCACTGAGGTGGATAACACAGGACGAACAAGATAAAGCCCAAGGACACCAACCAAACCAATAACAACCAACCAAATCGAAAGGCTAATATATTATGGCTACTATTCCATCCATTCCGGGAAAGGCTGACGCCACTACTCGGACACTGGGAGATGATAAGGACTTGTTCTTGAAGGTGTTTGCAGGTGAGATCCTGACAGCGTTCAACGAGAACAACATTATGAAAGACCTTACTATGGTTCGCTCCATTAGTAATGGTAAATCGGCAAGCTTCCCAGTAACGGGGACCGCATCGGCTGGGTATCACACCCCTGGTGATTCTCTTATTACTGGAGACTACTTGTCACAAATTGCACACAACGAGAGGCAAATCTTCATTGACCAGCTTCTTGTGTCTTCCACGCTTATTGCTGAGATTGACGAGCTTCGTAACCATTACGATCTTCGTTCTATCTATTCAAAGGAGCTTGGTAAGTCACTTGCTAAGGAGTGCGATATCAACATTATTAAGACGTTTATTGCTGCTGCTAATGAAAGTGCTACCGCTCCACAAGGAGCTGGTTCAGTGCTAGACGGTGGTGACCTTGTTACTGCTGAGGCAATGGTTAATGCGTTGTTTGCTGTAGCTGAGACGCTTGACGGAAAAGACGTTCCTTCTGAGGACCGCTTTGCTGTCATGGCTCCTCAACAGTATTACAAGCTGCTTACTGCCGACAACGTGGCAATTAACAAGGATACCTCTAATGGTGGAGCTGATGTTGCTAAAGGTGTCGTAATGGAAGTTGCTGGCATTAAAATCTACAAGAGCAACAACTTGCAAACTGTTGTAAACCTTGGAGATCTTAGCGGAGAAGGTGCTACTGTTGCTGGGCAACTTAACGATGTGTTTGGCGCGGGTGGAACAGGATACAACGGAGATTTCTCCGGTATTACTGCTAATGCTGATAGCGGCCACGGATTTATCGCAGGTCACCCATCTGCTGTTGGAACCGTTAAGCTTCTTGATCTTGCTACCGAAAGCGAATACCAGATCGAGCGTCAAGCTACCCTCTTTGCAGCCAAGTATGCAATGGGTCACGGTGTGCTTCGTCCTGAAGCTGCTGTTGTCGTTAAGACCACATAATC